TTGTCAGCACCACCAGCGGTAATTTGCACAATCACTCCCTCGCTGCCTGAACCTTCTACCGCTATATCCAGTCCGGATAGCTTCCATCGGTGGTATTCGTCATTCACCGTCTTGAACTCGGTATCATATGATCCCTGTAAAGACTCGCTTGCAGTTGGAGGGGTGGCGGCTGCACCCGCGTTGTACGTCCACCCGGTAGTATTGTGTACGATAAGTTCTATGTCACACGTTGAGTCGTTTGCACCGCCACGCCACGCCGCCAACAGTCCCGTAATCGTGAAGTCTTCATTATCCGAATCCCAGTATGCCGCCCAGCCGTAGTTACAGTTGAGAGCAATGTCTGCAACTACGGAAATCTGCCCGATCCACTTCTTCGTCGTCTCATAATACGTGCTGGCCGGGTCTCCGTCAGCGACCACAATGACTTCGGTATCGGTTTCAACTCTGACTCCGGCATCGGTGAACGATGTTCCGGTCACGGTGAAGGTAGTCGCGACACCCGGATCAGCACTCGTAACGATGTAAAAATGCGCTCCTTCGGCTTTGTCTGCCGATCCCCATGTGACCGCCGAATCGAAGTCGTTGATGGTTCCCGAATGATGGTAATACCCAGAACCCGGAATGTAATCGCCACCACCGTCAGCTTTTGACGAGAATGACCACTGGACACAATGCTCGTCGTGCTGTTCCCATGACAGCGTTCCCGCACCGTCAGTCTGTAGTTTCGCGTTCTCAATCCCGTCAGCAGCAGGCCATGTGTACGACGTGTCCTCTGCCAGCGTGGGAGCGGAGAACCCGACGAAGTGCCCGCTGTCAGTCACGCGGATCTCACCGGCAACATCTATGTCCCCAGCAACATCGAACGCCCCGTCAACGTCAACGTCGCCCTCCATGTGAACGTCACCGTCGTTATTCACGGTGAATACGCTAACCCTGGTACTACTATCATTCGCAACGAGAATCATTCCCTTGACGGTACCTATCGTTGACGCAAGTGTGATCTTCCCGTCATCGATTGTCGTTTCGTGAGCAATTACACCACTCGCCCACGTAATAGCTATGCCGTTCGCGTCAATCACTGTCCCGTTTCCACCGGCTGTCATGACGTGAATTACACCACCATCATCCGCGTATATCTTCATCCCAGGGTACGTATCATAAACCTCATCACCGACCTCCATGATAAGGTTATCGTCGGGATCATAGAACTCCAGTTGCGCGGCAGATGCGTCCATGATGACCCGCTGATTGGCTGCTCCGGTCTCTACATTTATCCCGGATATCTTTCCGGCGGTCATCTTTGAGGCATCGAGACCAGATGCTGCCAGCTTGGGATTTGTAACTGCACCGTCCTCAATCCCGATGATCCCGATGATGAGCGGTGTCCCGGTTGGCGTGATCTCAAAGTCATCCGCACCGGTCGTCCAGTCGCTCAGTTCACCGAGGGTATTCCGTGACCTGATCTGAAACCGGTGGAGTCGGCCAGTCGTGAAGTCCTTGAACTCCGAAACGAGAGTGTCCGCGTCCACGGTCCACTGGTCGAACCAGTCCGTATCATCACCGTCATGCTGGACCCGGATTTCATACTGGTCGAGGACGAAGTTCGCCACCGGCTCAGTCCATACAAGATGAATGACGGTCCGGCTTCCGTCGGCAACCTCTTCAGAGCCACCCACGCCAATGGTCCACGCTGGAGCGAGCGGACGTGCTGGTGTGATTGTCGCAGGAGTCGAATCGAGCCATGTGCTGCTTGCATACTGGCGGTTCAGGATGCGTATATCGAAGTCGAACTCCACCTCACTCACGAGGTCCGTGAACGTCATTGTAAGCTGAAGCGGGTCCGTGATCGTGTAGATGTTGGCATAATCAATCCCGCCGGAAGTCGCCTCGACCAGTATCTCATATGCGTAGAAGTCATATGCCGGAGTAGCAGTCCATCCGAGATTGACGACTGCTTTGTTATTCAGAACCTCAGCCGTCGCGGTGAACGTGGTGGCAGGGTTCGGGGCACCGGGAACGCCGGTAATTGTGTGCCGGATGAACGGAGACACGTCCGCCGATTCCGAGTTCCGCGTGAGAGACATAGCGAGCACGGCAATCTCGATTATGCTTCCGATTCTGAATGATGTGGACTTAATCGTGGACGACAGTAAGTCAGTCGGTGGAGGCCAGTGCCGTTTACCAGGTAGATAGTATGCCCAATACTCGCCGTCAGGTGGTGTATGCCCAATGTTACCTCCGGCCTTGCTATAGTAGACGACTCCCAGATACAGCACGAGGTCATCAGCGGCATACGTGGAACCCGCGGCGTATGCCACGACACCAAGCGCACCAGCAGCCGTAGGATACTCCCTGATCCAGTACGTGGTATATGCTCCGGCGGGAGTGTTCGCGCTGTTCGAATCCGTTTTACTCCTGTAGGCATAGCCTCCATACAGCACCGTCTCATTTACGGAGTATGTCTTGCCGGTGTCCCATGCGTAACTTGCCCCGCTGATAGCCCAGTCAAACTGGTTCTCAGTCACGTCTCGCCACACGGTTGTCCACGCACCATGCTGACTCGGTATTGTAGCGGTCCAGTCAACGCGAAGATCCACCGCAAAGTTGTCGGCACGAACCTCCGAGACTTGCGGAGACAGTGCCCGGTTATACAGTTCCAGAGCCGACGTATCATCCGCTGGGACGTACACCTTTTCGTATACCGTCGCGTTGTATTGCTGTGCTGTGACGAGTCTGGTCTGGTCCTCTTCCTGCGAGATATTCAGGATGCGGAGGGTTTCGTATTGCTCATCCAATTCACCGAACGCATAAACGTCCTCGGCAGTCGGAGAGGCCGTCGAAAATGCAGCTATAAACACCTGAGTCCCTGTAGTCTCGGTGAATACCGAGTAGACGGTAGCAGTCTCCAGTTCATCATCTGCATCCCGGACGGAAATGACATAATCAGTCCCCGGAACCATCGTCACGGAGCGGTCCAGTACTACCTCTCTGGTGTAGTATTCCCACCATGTCTCATTTGGCGGAGTATTCTCGCTATTATCGTTCGCCTTACTGATGAAGAGCACCCGTTCGTAGAGCACCCCGTCACCAGAGTCATAGGTTGTACCAGCGTTGTATTCACTGCAGGCAAACGCCGTCGTCCCGTCTCGCAAATAGAAGGATTCCCAATGTGTAGAATCCGGTGGATTATTGAGATTCGCGCCCTCCAAGCTCGTCCAGATACCTCCACCATACAGGACAGTATCACCGGCGGAATATGTGTACGATGATGACCATGAGTAATCCACACCAGTCAGTGCCCAGTTCAGTACGTTCTCAGTTTCCGAATTGTATGAAACGATCCGGCCACCGAATCCCCACTGCGGAACCTCAGCGGAGAACGCAACCACATCCCCTATCTCGGCGGCCAACGCATCCACACCGACCTTGAACGTGGTGATACGAGATGCTGGTCCCTGAGACCGGAGAATATGCTTCGCGTGTTTGTATGCCTGCGCGAAACTGGTCACTCCACGAAGCTGGACCCGCGCCGGGGTTCCGTACTCGTTCAGGTCGTCGAGACCGTCAGTAAGAACGAGAGCGGTCCGGGGATCGTAGTTCTGATCGGCAGGCCAGTATGTGACCTCTAGCGAGTTCGCGAAGTCGTCTGTATTTGCCCACTCCGTCCGGTAGCTTCCGGCCACGGTATTCCCGGCGGTGAATAGCTGACTCACGCTCTCAGCTTTGTCCGCGATGAGCTTGAACGTGGTCCCATCGACTACGACCATACAACGTCCGATCTGACAGACCTGCATGACCTGATCCCAGATGGTCGATGAGCCGTCCAGCACCAGATTGCATTCGAGACCTCCGTGGGTCTCGCCGGTATCCTCTTGCCAATCAGCGACTGACTTGAACGAATCATAATCGAGATCGTCTTTGGAAACCCCAGCACCATACGCCACGCCGTCAGATACGTATGTCGGATGGTCCGCGCTTCCGTTCGTCAGCAAGTCATAGATGATCCACGCAGGAGTTGAAGAGGCAACAGAATCCCATGCCAGTGTGCCTGTGTTGTATGCGCTAATATCTCCACGGGTTATAATCACGGTCGTTCTGAGGCTTCCAGAAACCTGCTCCGTCGCCAGTGCTGAAATACCAAGCAACGCCTCGTTCGGATAGGTGAACGGGTCGTTGACGATGGTCGAGAAGTTTGTGAGGATCACGGGAAGGTCTTCGTTGAGAGATGAAGTCCCGCTACGGACGCGAACCTTCAGAGGGTGAGTCGCTACCGGTGAAAACTCTGCGCCAGGTTCCGTCCTTAGAGATAGATACACGGCTTCCGTCGAGGTCTTCCACGCCCAGAACGCCGTCCCGGTAGCATCGGTTTCTACCCATGCCGCGTCACCAGAATGGAACCCGTTCGCTCCCGCAACCATTACAGTTGTGCTCTGGACAGGGGCATTCCAATTCGCCCCGTTGTCGGTGCTGTATTCGACGAAGATTTTTACGTGTCCACCGGAGCTTATAGTGGCACCGTACATACCTCCGGGGAAAGCGAAGTCAAGCTGGAAACCGTCGGCGAACTCTCCAGAGGCGGTGAATGTCTGATATGCTGCACCTTCGACAAGTGTGACACCTTCAGGGTTGTTCGAGAACGTCTCCTGGAATGCATCAATGACCGTCTGGGAGTTCGTCCCGAGCCGTGTCGCAATCGTCGCGTCAGTGATATTGGCGATGGGATTGTCGTTGACTCGAACGCCCGTGATACTACTCACCTCGTGACAAGTCAGGCCGTAGAGGACATTCAGCTCTTGGCTGGTGCCGGTGATCTTGACGTATTGCTGCTTGACAACAGGTACGATGCGAGCCACACCGCACACGATGGGCATTGGTATCTCATGAGCCGCGCTCTCATTCGGGCTGTATCCCCACTTATATGACTGAGATGAGTCGTCCTCCTTCGTCCTGATAGGCCACCACTGGTTGATAGCCTTCATACCGTAATGGTAGACTCCTGCACTAACGAACGGACCGGCGGATGGGATGAATAATGAAGCGACCGACGCGATGGTCACTAGCCTCGTCGCTGTCTTCTTGCCAGTGATGTGCCGCGCCACGTAGATCGTATCACCAGCTACCGGGATATACTCATCTACATCCAGTACGTAATCCCCCGATACCGCGACCCATTCACCGGGTTCAAGATGCTCCCGGAGGACCACGCCACGAGGTTCATCACGGAATATCTTCGGGTTGCCAGACTCGAACGGGTCGTATTTGACGATCATTGTAAACGTGTTCATTGTTCGCTCCATGCGTAGAATCCGATGATATCCCGTTTCAACTTGGCACGCCGTTCGATAACGCAACCAGTCTCCGCGCCTGTATGGATGATACGTCCTTCACCGATATATACACCAGCGTGGTGCCCTCCGCACGTTCTCGACATCAGAACGGCTAGCGGAGGGTCCGAGAACTCTGGACACGTCTCTGTCCAGCCCAGTAATTCAGCCATACGCCCAGCGTCGCCTACAACGCGACCGCGCGGCAGGTAATCCGGGATCACGATCCCGTACAAACGAAAGACCTCCATCAAGAGGCCGTAGCAGTCGAGTCCGGTGTTGATGTCACGGCCAAGGTACAAATACGGCACGCGGAGAAGGTGCGACAGTTCAGGCATACATACGGCCTTCCATACCGGGCGAACCTCCGTATCGGGCGGCGTTGTCATTCGCCCGGCAGGTCACGAGCCTGTGGTCACAGATCACCGTGATTGTCACATCTTCCCCCGTGCCTTCGGTCGCAATTGCTTCAACTACAGTGACGGTCGTATTCGTGAGGTCATAGACCGCTGAGACAATGGTGTATTCCCCGTCGTTCAATGCACTCCCAGATACGTCAATCCGCTGGTCCTCCGCGAACTCGCCGGTCTGGTCACCAGGTATCGTGATGGTATCTGTCGCGGTAAAGCTGATCGTATCCAGCGGACCGACATCTCCATCCGCAAACTGACAGACTGCACCCCGGAATACGTGACGGCAGAATCCGGGAATATACCGGTCGCGTGGAATCCTTTTCTGGTACAGGTTCAGTGATCCCAATTCAACATCCAGCCAATCCTCATCGGACGCAATCTTGTTGATGATGAACCGCCACTGATCCGCGAGTACTGGACTGGCCGGGTCATATATCAGGAGCATGGTGACCGCACAGCCTGACAGACCGTCGGTAGTATGCAGATAGGGTTCTAGCACGCGGGAAGGGTTCCCGACCTTCATGGTCAGCGATGGGAGTCTCCCGTCACTGCTCTGGTTGACCGTCCCGAACGCCATCGGCAGTGCCGTGTAGTCCTCTCCATCATACCTCACGTCGTCCCGTTCCCGTGCCATCCTGATGACGGTCGTATCCTTCAGCGTGAGTTCAATGAGGATCACCCACGGAGCGTCAACGGACAGCGCATTCTTCGCTGTGATAATTGCCGAATCGAGCGTTTTCATTATGCTTCCTCAAGCTCGAATACGACCGCATACCACGTTGTAGCTGCTGCTGGTCCGCTCACAACCATGGAAACATCGAGAAGGGTTCCGGGTGTGAATCGGACCGTGTGGTTTCCTGCCTCCGTATCCGTCCAGTCAAACCGTTCGGATGAACCGAGGACCGTCTCCCGGTAGAACGTCTCCAGCAGTGCGTAGTCAGTCCCGGTCATCGCGTCGTATGTAACTTCCCACCTACGGACGCTCCGGGTGAAACGTGGCCGTGACTGGACGTATCCCGCCTCAAAATCGGTGATGATTGCAGGATTCACCGGAACAGGAGGAGGCCGAATTGTAGGATCGGCACTGAGTGTTGGAAACGTAGCCATTGCCTATCCCCTGACTATCTGTCTGAAACGTGGATCGGTTGCTATTCGACCAGCAACAACCGTGATGATATAATCCTCTGGCCCGACCTGTGAAACTTCGGCTGTCATCGGTTCACCTGTGCTGTTGTTGACCGTGACGTTGATATTCACTGGGGATGTCCCACCGCCGCTGATCCTTGCCATACCGCTTAGACCCGGTGACACGTCTGGGACAGGTGCAGTGGTAGACATGGCTGCGTTTGCGCCCGGTATGAAGGCCGTCAAACCTTTCACGAACAATCCAGGCCCCTCACCAAACATCCAGTCTGCCATGCGGTACGCCTGAAGGTCCAGCATACGGGATATCATACTGTCGATCATCCGACTGAACATATCCTGCATAATCTGAGTCGCTGACTTCTCACCGGCGATCAGATCATCGAACATGGTCCTGAAGTTCTGCCCGGCATCCATCCTCACGCCCTGCATAGTCATCGCGATATCATCCTCGAACGTCGGGAGGGAACTGCGGACCCTCTTCAGAGCCTTGAACCACTCATCACCAAACGTCTGGGGGAACTCAAGCAATTCTGCGCGTGGCAGTGTCTCATCAATAGCGAACAGCGGGGTGTCTCTGAGGTCATCGGAGGACGCTCCGAGTTCCTTCTGAGCCGTTGTGATATCGCGGACTGCCGTTGCGAACTCCTGAGCCGCGTATGCCTTGTCACTGAGGTCTCCGGGCTTGTCTTGGTCATAGATAAATGGGCCGCTGACAAGCTTAACCGGTTCCTTTACCACGTCTTCCTGCTTGAACTCAAGGAGTTTCGTCAATCCGTCGCGGAGTATCTGGGCATCAACCATACTCTGGGAGTAGCTGGCGATCAGCTTTGCATCATCAGCTTTAACCGCAGTCATGAGGTTATTGAATGCCTTGCTTTCGTCCTCTCGTGTATCCTGAATCTGCTTCTGTAGTTTCCCGACATCATCCAATGCCGCGAAAGCCTTGTCTTCACGCAGTTTCTTCGCTTCTGCAAGAGCCTTCGTGATACCGGCTGCATCAAAAACACTGACAAATGGGTCAAACAATGCGAACGCAGTCATCCAACTCACGTCGATCTTGTCTGACACGGTTGCGAGGTCTGTGAGGACATCCACGAAGTCGGTCATTGTCGGGAGTAGCTTCAGCCCAACGGAGACCTTCATCGCGTCCGTTGCGCGTGTCAGTTCATCCATGGAATCCACGAACTTTGCGGCGGTCTTCGCGTCCAGCGTTGACCAGACAGAGCCGAGTTCCTTCGCACGCTCCATCATCTCCCTGATCCCGGCGGAACCCTGATTCAGCATTGGGAGAAGCTGTGGACCCATCCGACGACCGATGGTCAGGCCAGCCATCGCGGCCTTCTCCGCTTCGCTGGTCATCTTCACGAGGGCATCTGAAACGTCCAGCAGCACGTCGGAAGCCTTGCGGAGTTTGCCGTCGGAATCAACGACATCAACGCCAAGTTTCGCATACGCCTTGGACGTTTCGTTTGTCCCCTGCCGAGCCATGTCCATACGGGAGGTCATGCGGATGAATGCTTGTTCGAGGTTCTGGAGTGAGGCACCGGATTGTGTAGCCGCGAATCCGAGAGCAGAGAGCGTTTCGACCGTCTCTCCGGTCCGTCCAGCCATCTTGTCGAAGTCATCACCGATGGCGGCGGTATCAAGTGCGATCTTGCGGAGGGCGACCAGCGCGGCGGTGCCCATTGCGGCCAGTGAGACTCCGAGACCTTTGACCAGTTTCGTGTTCGATTTGATGACTGACCCGAAAGATTTCCCCTCTGCGCGAGCTTTCTTGAACTCCTTTTTCCAGTTGCCTTTCAGGTCGAGTTCCTGATATATCCCACCAGCGAAAAAGGCCATGTCATTCACTCCCTATCGAGGCAGACTGTTCAAGGTTGGCGGTTGCGGCTCCCACTTCCAGCTTTCGGATCTTGAACTGAGTCAACGCAGCCGTCCTCTGGTCACCGGCCATAGACGCATCATGCGCGAGGCTCCGCAGGAACGCCAGATTCGCTTCACGCTCCCACGCAGCGACCTCTCGGTACTCCATGTCGATCAGGTCTTTGTATCTGAAGAGTCCAGGGAGATTGGTGCAGATGAATCCGATCTGTGCAGTCTTTTTTTTACTGCTTCAGAAACGCACGTCATCTGCCGTTCCGTATCTCCCATAATGAACAGGAACGCACACCGTAGCGTGAAGACCTCCGTCTCCGCAAATACTACCGGGTCCACGTTGACGAGACGAGCGATGGACCGCTGGAGCAGACCAGCCTCCTCAGCGTCATCTGCCGCGAGGATTGCGTCCTCATCCTTCGCGTTGCGCTTGAGTGTCGCGTCATTGATCTTGCCGACGGTGTAGACCGTCCCGTCGATGAGTAGCTGGATTGGCTCCGTAACGCTCTCGGCCAATTCGTTCGCATTGAATACAGTATCAGTCATGCTGCGTTTACTCCAGTTTTCCAGAGATAGTTGTACGTGCTTTCCACGGTGCCGATAGTGAGCAATTCGCTCATCAGCAAGCCTTCGACCTCGACTTCAATGCCCCGATTTGCCACGGTGTCTGCCATGAACTGCATGGGAGACCCTATGATCCTCGGGACACCACGAGGGATGATAATGGTCTTGTTGGCAACGTCGGATGCTGCGCCCTCGTCACGCGGTGTGAGCGTCCATGCAAGCTTACGGGCCAGACCAGAAACGCCCGCCGGATTTTGCTGCGTGTATGCAGTTTCTTCCGCGACCGCACTGACTGTGGCTTTCCCGGACATCTCTGCTATCGCTTCCAGTGTCTTGTCGGTGAACGGTGTAAGCACGAGTTTCACCTCGCGCATCTTGAATGTGAGCTTGCAGGTTGATCCCGCATACATACGGTCCACGGCGGTCTTCCCGTGTTCGTACTGCTCAATCTCACCGGCGAGAACGTCGTCATACTCGAACGATATCTCACTATCATTCGCCATGAATATGTTATGAGCGACAGGCGTTTCCGCTTCGCCGAACAGTGCGACGACAGACAGGTCAGCCGTTCCAGCATCAAAGAAATGAAAATTGGCCATATACTGTTACTCCTACTCTTCTGCAGCCGGGTTAACCCCGGTTGTCCAGATGAATCCCGTTGAGGTACTCAGTAGTGCCTGCACTTCGACCCGGAGTCCACGCTGTTCATCGATCTTGAACGCGATAGGGTCTAGTACACGGACCGCTCCAGTCGGGATGATGATGTGTTTATACGATAGACCCTCTTGCGTGGTTTCAGCATCGGCGTTCAGAGGAGTCACCACCCCGTTGTCGTAAGGCTTGAGCGTGAATGAGAACGTCCTGCTGGAATCCTTGACCCCCGCCGCATTTGCATGGATGTACGCAGTCTCAGCAGCGGTGGCACTGAACACTCCAGCCGCACCGAACTTCGCCAGCGTTTCCAGCGTAGTATCCACCGTCGGAGCCGCAATAGTCGCGGAGGCGATCATATTGAACCGCATCCACGCTTCAGTGCCCTGAGCGATGCTGTCAGTCGGGGTATCTCCGCTGGCGTTCTTCTTGATCTTCAGAGTCTCCTTTTCGGAGGTCTCGAACTCAATCTCCCCCATGCAGGAGATGGTCGTCACGTCGTCGAGAATCAGATCGGCCTGTCCAGCGTCGTAAAAGTAGAATGCCACGATGGACCTCCTTTTCAGTCTATGTCGTATTCGTCAGGTATCTGTTCCACCCAATCATCGGGAATATCTTCCCCGTGGGCAAGCTGAAGGTATTCAGGACCGGGTCGCGGTGGTAGGAACCGGCTGTCTGCGTACACCGCCATGAGAACTCCATCGGGCCTCGTGTAGACCTTCGGGATACCAAGGGATACTACGCACCCCGTCGGGGCAAGGCAGTCCATAGCGTCATTCCTGTACCGCGACGCGACGTTCTCATACTTGCTGGTCTTGTGCCATATGACCATTACTGCGGACCTCCACTCGTGATCTCGGTGTATGGTCCTTCCCACGTTGGATCGTTGCTGTCCGCTCCGTCGGTTGAACCAAGTTGCCCATCATTGCCGTTACCGGACTTGTCGGTGCACGTCTGCCCGGAACCGGGGAGCATGGGATATGAGACGGACGTACCTGTTGGATCGGTCTCTACCATAAGTGTCTGTACCTGCACTTGTGTCAATGAGATCGGGAATATGTTAACGGCAGTGCCCGTACCAACAAAATTAACTCCTGCTAGAGTTTGCCCACCAATGACCAAGACCTGCGGTGTAACGTTCACGACGCTTATTGCCGCATCCAAAACCTTCTCACCGGTCGCGTCAACCCCATCTATATACAAGGTGAGCGTACTGGCACCCCATGTATAGCCCACATGATGCCAATCTCCATCTTGGTATGAGGTAGCAAAATTATACCGCTTGGCGTGGCCAGCGTAATCCCCATTGTCTGAGATAATAACGTAGGTATCAGATATTAACCATGCTCGGTCAGTGTATTGTGCCATCAGTATACCGGAGGTCGCTTTCACCCACGCGAATGCTGAGAGGGCCGTGCCATCTGCGGCACCAGGCCAGATATCAGATGTGACCACGTAGTCGTCACCATCGAATGTGAGGCTGTAGAACCTACTAACGGTATCCGTCAGGGTCCACAAGGCCGTATTCGCTAGATAGTTATGTGCATCGACCGCATTCGTAAACTGCCCACTGCCGGGGTAGGTAGTCCAGTCGCTCGTGATCCCTAACGCACCAAACGTGACACTTGCCGGGACCCCGCCCGCGATATACGCCTGATTAGCAAAGCCGATGAGGACTTGGTTCCAGCTTGCCGTGGTGACTCCTGAGCCGTCCAAGCAGAACGTTGCGTCAGACAGAGGTGAAATATCCCACGATGCCATTTCCACGCCGTTATACGCCGTCGCACCGTTGAGCATATACGATATCGAGTAGAGACTAGTGGAGGCGGTCGAGTCTGGGATAACGGTCAGGTTCACAGCGTCCCGGAAGGCACCCGGAAGGGCGACGAGACCAAGACCGCCAAACGTCGTGCATTCCGTCAACTGCTCCACTCCGGTCCACGCCGTCGTCTTCCCGAACTGAGAGAGCGTTCCGCGAATCTTCGCGGTGTATTCACCCTCGACCGCATAGGTGTGGGTCAGGTCTGCGGAGGTATCCCACGTCGATGTCTCCCCATCATCCCAATCCACAAGCACATCCACGGTACCACGGAGCGGAAGAACGACAGTTCCGTCACCAAGGGACGTGTCAAACGTCAACCGCATGAACTCGGTAACAGGAGGCAGGGGAGTCGGAGCAATAGATCGATCCCATCTCTCAATTCCGATCGTGAAGTTCAGACTCCACTCATACGCGCCGCCCGGTTTCTCCTGCCCGATGAATTGCGGTATCGAATCCGCGAACATCGTGTTGCATCGATACGTCAACTCATTGGTATCCGGATCCGGGAAGTATACGCCGCACTGGCTGTGCATCAGGTCGAATGCAGCCTGTGAACGTGCCTTCGCCACGAAGTAAGATTCAGCCCGTGAGAGTATCTGGACACGCCAGTCAATATGATCCGTGAACGGGGCTGCTTCCGCTCTCCCACCTTCACGCTCAAGGAGGACATCGCAGTCCACCGGAGCATCGTCGGGACGGAACCCGAGGAACAGGTCCGTTCCGACCGTCAGACTGAGACCATCTTCAAGGAATCTGCCGAGGTATTTGATCATTTGAACCTCTTCACGACTGGGCGTAACATGATCTTGATATACTGCTTTTCGTACATGGTCTTTTTGGATGAGAGGAACTTCGCGCCGGAACCCGGTTCCGTGAAGTTGAATGACACACCCTCATGCTGTCGTGCAGCATACGGAGCATTGAACCCAACGGTCAGGAGAACCTTGGGGTGCGGGACGTTTCCGAGGTTCGGTGTTCCGTCCTTCTCGCCCTTTATACCGCCGATGTATTTGCCTTTGACGTGGACGCTCCCGGAGCCTCTCAGGGTGCCTTCCTTGAGCGGGACGGACGGCTGTTTGTTCACCGCGTCATCAATCCACTGCATACCGGCAATCGCGGCACCTCTTTCGAGTTCCTTCCACAACGCCTTTTCAGCACGGTCGAGACCCTTCATGGCTTCGGCCATAACGTCCTTGCTCATGCGATCCGCACCTTGATACCGCGTATCTGAAAGTCTGCACGCTTGGTGATCTGGAGTATCTGGTGACCGTTCCCATCCGTGGTTGTTTCTCCGGGCAGGAGGACGCGGGTATTCAACGTGACCGCTGGATCTCCCGCAAAGTGAATTGCTGCCATCGACTGGACCTTCTCCCCGGTAGCAAGCTGGACCAGTTTCTGCTCATACTGGACACGGGCATCCGCGGTCGTTTCCGTCACCACACCCGGTTCGCCGTATTTATCAGTCGCGGTATCCAGGAGCGTCACCGTGTCCTGCATATAGACCTTCATCATCTGGCGGCCTCTTTCTCGCGTTCTCGTTCCGTTCCTTCATCAATAGCACTAACTGTGTGTTTACAGTTAGGATGGTATGGAGGGTATTCGGTTAATCTCGGATACTCTTTACTTGACCCGCTGATTGAATAGATGTTCCCGGCGAACGGGACACATATATCAGATGGATTCTCATGGTCCGAGACCCGCACGAGGTCCATACCCAATTCAAGTGCCGTGTTGATCGTCCCGTTGCTGGATGCCTCACGTGTTCGCGTCCTCGCTACCGTCTCTGAATACTTATACGGGTTATAGTTCCTTCCGTTGATCCTGAGCGTCTGTCCAGCTCCTATACGCTTTTTCATGGCATCATAGATGGAGTTGGAAACGCCCTTGCGGGTCTCGCCTTCGATAAGGCCCTGCGCCACCTTCTGACTGAGTAGTTTGTCCGTGACGATCTTCTGCTGACTGATCCGCACCGCGCCTTTGTAAAATCTTCCGACGGCGGCGTTCGCTTCCGTCAGGTCGTCAGTCATACCGAGGACCAGATTGCTAACCGCACTGGTATGAATCCGGGCACCCATGTTGGCCGTCTCACTGACAACCCGTGCGGTCTTCGCTGCTGCTACTCCGTATGCGTCAGAGATTGCGGCCTTCGACACGACAGCGGAAACATCATTGAGCCTCCGCACCTCCACGTTGATCTGCCGGATCAGTTCACGGCTCCGCTGGACCTTGATCGGTGTACTGTCAGCAGACGCGGCGATCTTAGCAAGCCGTCTCCGGGATGTCCGGTATGCTTTATGAAGTTCCGAGACCGCCCTGTCTGTCTGATTCATGACAATTCATCCGTATTCCAAGCACCTAGCAGGTTCACCGAACCCATGACGCTATTCTGCGTACCGTAATCCTTGAGAAGGTTCTGCACACGTGGAGAGACCGGGACCGGCAACGTCCCGTCCGTATCCGCGTAGGATTCACCTACGACAGTGGACGACTTCACGCCCTGTGCACGGAGGCCCATACGAGCATCCATGTCGCCTTGATTCTGGAGGAGGAACAACGCTTGCTCACACTGGCCGTCTTCCATCACCTGCACGGCGGTGTCAGGGAACCCGAACCGGTCATCGTTCGTCAGTTGGAAATACGCCGTTGCCAGTGCGGCCTCTTTGGTCGCGTCCGTAACGGTATCACTCCACACGGCATCCGCATTGAGACGCAAGACCATGTACGTTTCCGCGTCCGCGAGAGATAGCCACGTATTCGTTCCGACGGTCAGTGACATGGGTAGTTACTCCTTGGGTTTCAGGGCCTCTGCCAGGGCATCGAAGATATCCCGTTTCTCGTTCTTCGCACCGAGACGCTGGAAGATGAACGAGAGGGCGACGAGGATCAACGCGACCGCCTGAGTATACGGGTCGTGAATAGAGACCACATCGGTTGCAACGGAACCACCGAGGCCAACGAGACTGAGGGCGGTGATGATCGTTTTCTTACCACGGATGGCGGTCTTGGCGAGCTTGAAAATTGTTCCGAACATGAGGTATCCTCCGGGGATATTGAGGGAGGCACGGGCTGTGCCTCCCCCGTTCAATCAGGACAGGTCAGCGTCTACGAAATCGAGCAACGCTGGAATTGCTTTTCCTCGCCAATTGCGCCAGCGAAGCGCATCCATCCCACGGCACCCTCAAGGTTCGCCAGAGGATCAGCGAGTGGAGTCATGGTAAGGTCCTGACGGTATCCACCGACGGTCTTACGACCGGGCAGACACACGTAGTATTCATCAGATTCAGCAAGCATGAGACTGGTGACCAGTTTGACGTTGTATCCGAGATACGTGGCGGCACCAGCCAACTGCTGATTGGTGATTCCGAGAGCCTGCGTCAAACGCACCTTAAGCGTGTTCGGCGCGAGGATAACGAACTGAGACGACGGTGTGATACCGAAGCCACTTTTGAGGTCACTGATGATCTCTTCACACGCGGCGTTGATCGTGTTCACATCGCGGACTGCGTTGTAATCACGGTTGGTGCTCGCGTATGACGCCGGGGTAACAGCCTGCCATGCCAGGTCCTGTCCTGATGTGACACCGTTCGTCTGGTCGTCGATGATGTCATAGTACGCCTGTGAGCGTGCCTGCATCGACTCAGTTCTGAACGCGATAGCGGTATCCTCGACCGACCAGTAGTCACCGTCAGACATCAGGTTCTTGTCCCAGCCGAGACCACCACCGTAATCGACAAACGGGATGGTGACCTTTGCTCCTGAGACCTTGTTGATGATGGCTCGACTACCCTTTTCGACCTTGGCGATTGCCGCTCCGCTGGTAACGTCCAGCAGGTCCATACCGGAAGCCCTTGTCCCCGTGTAGTCACGGATGGCGAAGACCTCTTCGTATGCAGTGTCATAGTCACCGGGGGCCACGAGAGTCTTGAGCAGGATTTCGCGCTGTGCATCGGGGAAGTCACCCTCGAGTGCGTAGTGCTGAATCGCGCCCTTGATCTCTGGAAGTTCCGGTGCTCTCATGAAGTAATCCATCGCACCGTAGAACTGAGCGATAGATTCGGGCTTTGCGGGATCGACCAGTGACCAGTCCTTGATGATCCGTCCCTGATTAGGCTTCAACATGATCGTGCTCCTTTCCTGCGGTTAGACAGATTTGTAGAATACCTGGTACGTGATTTTCGTTCCGGCATCCAGCGTTGCGCCGATAGCAATGAGGTCAATCCCCTTGCTTGCAGTAAGGTCCGTGCCCACCCCCGGTCCGTCGTCAGTATTCGCTATCGCGATACCGTGCGAACCGATGACTGCTCCGGTAGTCAATGCGGCAATGTCCATAGCCGTCACGATGACCGGAGAACTGTTATCGTCCTGAAGGTTGATCGACGTTCCGGCAGAGGTGTTAAATGCGCCGTCCACGAGGAACCGGTACCCAACCACACGGAGAGTGACACCAGCAACAGCAGCGACCACCGTTACCCCGGTCTCAATCTCGGCCTGGGTTGCCGAACCTTCGACGCTGTAGACCAGCCCCGGAGTAGTGTCCAACTGAGGTGCACCGGTCAGTTCGATCATGACGGAAGTGGCACCGGTTCCGGGCTGTGCATAGACCGTGGTTCCGCAGGCGGTATTCGCCCCAGAGTTACTGTCATACGTCACCTGTTCGTTGCTTGCGTCGTGATAGACCGTATCACCGATATCGTAGTGCGTGCCGCCACCATTCGCCACACACGGCACGGTGATCCGGCGGGACTTGTAGACAAGCACACCGACAGCGGAGGTAACGACATCCGCCACCACCACACCAATGATGTTGTTCACCAGAATCACATCACCGGCGGTATAGTCGGCAGCCGCTGTAAACGGTGTTTCCGAATACATCTCCAGTTCGTGATTTTTATATACTGTAGCAGTCATGTCCTCGTTCCTTCTCCGTGGTCCCGCTTCCTACGGGATCATCGGGTTGTTTTTGGGCACGGTAAGATCACCGCCGGGTTCAGCACCATCGCCTTCAGCGTTCGGTGGAGTCTCCGGGGTTTCTTCCTTCACGCCCATCAGGGTTGCTAATTCTCGGTATTCCACGAGTTGTGCGTCCTGCCATATGGTCAACGCAGCTTTCACCTTCGGCTCCTCAGTCTCCTCAGTCGTGAAACTGGTGAGATTTTTGGCCATGTACGCCTTCTGAGGGTCCGTCAGTTTCCTCTCGGTGGCGAGTGCACCGAACATATCTCCTCGCGTTGCAGACAGAATCGTGCCGTTGGCGGTTGCCAATTCCTGATCCTTTCGGACTGCATCAGCGGTCAGCTTGTCGATCTCAAGCGTTGCCTTTGCCTGAACGTTCCGTGCGGCTTCAACTCCAGTCTGGTCGATCTTCTGCTTCACCACCGGAATGGCGAGAAGCGTCTTGTCATCGAACAGGTCGGTTGGTGCTACGGTCAGGGTTCCGGCCTTCATCTCTGCAATGATCTCTGCGATAGTCATGACAGTTACCTCCTCGGACGGCAAAAAGTGCTGAACCGTCGCGAGTAATGTTGCCCCACTGAATGCGGGTTTTGTTTCCCGTGAATCACCCAAGGCGATCCCGGTAATGGCTGGCACGTCCTGTACCAGCAAGTCGTCCCCGTTCCAAGACATCGACAGATTGGCCTCGAATGAAGCCATGTCGAGCGTCCTTGAACGGTATTCTGGATAGATATACGCGGCGACCAGTGCCGTCAGCTTGGAATCTATCGTCTTGATGGCCTTACCCACGACTTCACCAAGAGGAGTTCTCCCGGTATCGCTGGCATCTGGATCTGATTTATGCCCATCGAAGAACTTCACGCCATGCTGGACCGCGGCGTTGATCTTCGTAATGGCTGTTTTCATGTAGTGGAGTACCCGGTTTCCGAGACCCATGTGCTTCAGGTCCGCACCGACTGCGGCCTCATGCCCGATCGCATATACGCGAATCTCCGGGTGCTCCTCCTTCGCCTTGAGGGCCTCCATGATATCCGGCGGGACCATCGCGTTCACGTCCACGTCTGCCATGTGCATGATATTGGCTGTGATCGTTGTCATGGTCATCGTTCAATCTCCGATGTGTCTGTTGGCAGGTCCAGCGAGATAATCCAATCTATCCAATCGAGCCATGACTGCCAGTGCGTCTGTTTCTCCGTCATGGTTTCCTCCGTCCGATCAGCAGCTCCAGCGTATCCCATGATATGAGGTTGTGACTGAATAACCACCAGTAGATGTTTGCCATCATGCTGCAGCACCCCCTTCAACTACGACCAACGGCTCCGGCTCGTCTTCATCCTCCGGGACCACGTTCCGAGGTTCCAGTCCGGCATCGTTCTCGTTCTCGATCCGCTCCATCTCTTCCGGCGGGTCAACCTCCGGTACGTGAGACAGGAACGTTTCAAGAGATATAGCACCTGCAACCAGCATCGGCAACCAGACCTCTCCGAGTTCCTTCATCTTCGCATCGCTGGTCTCAGTGATCTGAATGGCGATCCGCTCCGGGATGAGACCGGCCTGTTTCAGGTTCGCCATTCGCATTGCCTTGTGCACCAGTTCCTCGTAAAACCCGTGCCAGACGTGGCGGTCCTTCCCGATGGTGGTCTGTGACATCTCCATAACAGAGTCAGCGGTGGATCTGTTTGACATAAGGTTCGGGAAGCCGAGAAGGTGGACTGGAACGTCTGTTGATCCGGAGATGATCTGGACGTTGTTGACCAGTTCCTCCTTGATTGACTCGACCGCTCCGGCAGGCATCGTAACGAGTTCAAATCCGGTCGTGGACGCGATAGTCTGCCCCAGCTGCCACTTCATACCCGCAAGGTCTGCGAGTATTCGTTTGACCTCTGCTTCATTTTCGCAATGGAAGAACGGTGTAGGTGAGCCGTAGAGGTGATTGATGACCCTCCAATCCTGCAAGGCTCTCCCTACGTTCTCAATGTTCTGCACGACCGCTCCGATCCTCGGAGGCGTGATATTGGGGTTGTCAGACCGTCCACCGAACCGTCCATACGCAAACTCTGCCGGCGGGATCATAACGGGGTTCTGACCGTCAGCATCTTTCCACGTCGCCTTGGTGTATATCCCGTAATCATCGGGGTCAGTGTGAATCTTATACTTCCGTGACGTGTAGCTGACGAACCGGGCACGTACCGTACCGTCATCGTTCGGCAGGAGACGTGCAAGACACTTCCCCTCGATGTTCGATTCCTCTGCCCACTGCTGCGGAACCTCTTCGTCCAGCGCGTTCATGTTCAGGAAATTATGAACCCAGTCGAGTTCACGCGCCGCCATCTCCGGGGTCACGTCCGGTGCCAGCGTCACCTTGATACCTTGACCGATAGCAAGCACTGACCGGACGGCAACGATATTCCGCATGAGCGGAGAACCGTATGCAGATGTCCCGTTGAACATGGCGTTGATCGCGGCGACCTGCTGGTCATACGTGAGGATTGGGCTTGAGGATAGTGTAGAGGATTCCTGCGCTCCTGGACCGACCAGCGGGTCCGTTGCCATGTGCATGACGTTCCCGAACAACGTCCTCAGATTGAACTTCATGCTCTATCTCCCCGGAATTGCGCTGTATGAGAGACCACCTGCGCGTCCCTCGTTCTGTGACGAGAGGAACCGGACCGCGCCACTGACAGCATCGACCTGATCGTCGTGCACACCCTCTGACGGGAACGCCGTGGCCTCACCGATGTATGCTGTATTCCAGTGCCCTCTGACAATGTGGACGTTGCCCTGTTCGGCAGCGGATGCGACAATCGCCGCACGTTCGACCTTGGAACCGGACGGCCTGTCACCACGAAAATCATATCCAATGAGAACCCTTCTGGCGTATGTGTCGATCATGTCCTTGCCACCAGCACCGCCTTCGTGTTCCATCCTGATCGGAACCTCCACGCCGTCCATTTCTGCGGTGGCACGAATCCGTATCTCATTCTCACGCGGTGACTCACGGAATCGCTGTATGTCAGAAACGTAGTATATCCCTTCCGCTTCAGCAACCAACGCACCACATGTGTAGTCGGGGTCTTTGCCAGCCTTCGCTTCAGTCGCGGCACGATCCCAGAACCGCACCCACTTCGCGCGCTTCGGTCGTTCCGTCGTGAATACAAACCACCCCAACTTGAACATGGTCCCGGCGGGACGGATCGACCAGTCACCGTTCAGGAGTTGTTCGCGTGTTACCGGGTCGAGGGTCATGAGGGTCTCGCGGTAGCTGTCGCGGTCCAGGTAGGGGTTGTCATCTAGGCTGGCAGCGTGGAATGGTCTGACGGTGCTCATGGGTGCATTTGTGCCGTATTCACCGAGACCGAACCGACGTGCTACCCAGTCATGGCCAACGCCGCCGGGATTAGAGGAGGAACGGACTCTGAGCGGTACGTCACTGTCTTGTAGCCTACGGAGACGTGAGAACATATATGTATACTGCTCTTCCCGCAGCTGGGTGAGTTCGTCGAAGCAGATTGTCTGGAGTTCGGCACCCTGATAGCGGAAGTGGTCGCGTGGTCCGTCCAGGTATCCGAACGAGAGTGTCGCACCGGATGGGAATGTCCACCGCTTATCGGTGTCACTCCAGTGTGCGGATGTCGGTCCCAGCCACTCGTGCGCTCTGTCCATCATGGCACCAGGTAAGGCAAGGTCGCGGTATGTGCGTCGGAAGATCATCGCGGCGTGTCCGGGTACGTCGATATACTGCAAGGCGATCATCAGGAGTGCTTCAGACTTCCCGCCACCAGCAGCACCACCGTACAGGGATTCACGTTCCGGTTCGAGCAGAAAGTCAAGCTGCTTCGGGGTCGGGTTGCTCCTGATCCACCCCTGTCTCATCGACTTCGCTACTGATGCCGCGTTCTGTTCCGCCGTATCGACTGGCGATCCTCTTGAGTGACTCCTCATGTTTCACCAGCATTTCATCCGTGAGTTCGCGGGTCTGCGTCTGGATTGGTCCACCGTCGGGTCCGCTCAGTTCGAGGTCTTGCTTATCCTTCTGGCCGAGCCACTGTTTCCCCAACCAGATCAGCATTGCGGAGTTCCCTTTGAGTGCCGCCTTGAACTGAGCGCGCCGGAGTGAGTTATTGCCACCTTCACGAGCTTCTTTTATAGCTACGCCAAAATGCCTACGGAGCGTAGTCTGTGACTGTCCAGTCACGATGGATATTTCCTCCACCGAGCATTGGATCATGGCAAGACTTCGTATCTCCTTTTCTAGACCTGGCGAAAACTCGATACGTGGACGACCTCCGCGCTTCGTCTTGTCCTTTTCAGGTTCCTTCAATGTCATACTTCATCACTCATTAATTTTTCGAGTTCGTTTTCTGACCGTGCGAGGATGCTACCTATGCTATCGCCATCATCCTCGACATCTGTATCTCCATCCTCGCCTATATCCATCGACATCCCGAATGATGCATCCACATCACTCGTAGACCGCAGGACTCCACTCTGCTGGGATGAACATACGTCGTTCACATGCTCCGAATAAAACGCATATATAGCAGGGTCGGTGTCAATGTCAAACTGCTCAAACCGCGTATTCCGATTGAGGTTCATAGACCCACGGCAGACTATCGACCATTCATCGCTGTGGATCATCGCGAACTTTGCATGTGTCCTCGTGCACCATATACGCTCACTCCCGAACGCATCTATCATACCTTCGATATAATCAGGATGACGGGCCAGCAATGAGCGATCGGTCAAGAAACGGAAATCCTCGATCTTGCCGATTTCTCTCATATACCTTACGGTTTCTACGTCTCGCATCCCAGTTGTCCATGTTGAGATAACCACATCCGCTGGACCAGTAATCCTCAGTATCGCCACGACCAAGTCGAGCATCGAGAACTGCCCCTTTGTCAGCCCAATAATCCGCGACCCTGACTCTAATCCGAATACAGCAGCACGCGCATCGGCATGTGGTAAGAATCTGGTCGTCGCAGGAGGGCTGCCTGTTTTTATCGAAACTCTTGTCCTGTTTAGTCCAATCTTCGGTGCCTTCTTCGCTGTCATCGTGCCTTTCTGTGCTGTTCGTGGATGATCCTTGGATATGCAGCAGGCCCGTTGATCGCGTGATACATCTTGTCTGGACTCTGCGCGTCTACCCGACAGCATGACGGTGCATACATCACGGTGAAGAAGCACGAGGTATACATGCCACGTGATTCGTATACGTCATGCAGGCCGCCCTCGTTCTGGTGCAGTGCTTCCTTACAGACATACTGAGCCATCGTCACCGAGAGCATAGTGTTCCCACGCGACTGCTCGTGTATGTGGGTAATATAATCCTCCATCATCCCCCGGAACTGATACGGACGTTCTACATCGCACACGTACACACTGAGTGCCTTCCGGTTCGCCCCAATCTCAGTCTTGCCCGCACCGCCCCCGGCGTGGTCTCCAGAGTGTGATATTGATATACATCTGAGTGGAGCCTCCGAGAGGTATTCGACCAGCGACGCGAAGAGTAGATCAAGCGACTTAATCCTCGTGACTCCATACGTCCGGTCCTCCCGAAACCGGTAGTACCACATTGAGTAGTCGTCATCCAGCATGATGAAATAGCGATAACCTGCATCTTTCACCGCCCGGAAAGAGAAGTTCCGGGCATAGACAGCGGAGGTACGATCACCCCAGTTATGACCATCATCCGTCTGTGTGGCGGCATCCTCCTTTGAAAAGACTACCACGTCATCCCCGAACTGCTCTATGTATTCAGGCAGGGTTGGGTCTTCGTCATCGACCACGTAGATGATACGACCCGTATATCCTTGCCTGCGAAGAGACTTCGTCGTCAACTGGGCGTGGGGTCGCTTATGCGTCGGGATTAGTACGCAGGTATCCAGCCTCATCATGATTCCTTTCGCCATTTGTCAGATATGATATTCGGGTGCGCGTGGTCTCCGAGGATTATGTGGTGGATACGTGAATCGCCTTCGTGCCCGTCCTTGAAGTCTCGGATCATCGACACCTTACAACACGACGGTGCATACATCACGGTGAAGAACGTTTTCACGTAGGTTCCCCACTTCTTGTATTGCTCGGAGGTTCCCCCTTCAATCACCTGCGTTGGCTTCTGGAGAACCTGTGACATCATAAGCGTCAGGAATGAGACCCCAATCCTCGACTCATGCGAATACGCGGTTACGTCCTCATTGAACTTGCCCCGGAACTGGTAAGGTCTATCCACGTCACATACGTAGACCTGCATTGCCTTCCGTATCCCTGTGATCGAACTTTTGTTACTTTTTTTGTTTCGTTCCCCACCGCCTCCGATGTAGTCTCCACCTTGAGACATTGAGATACAGTAGAACGGAGTTTCCGAGAGGTATTCGACCATGGCTGTGAATTGCAGGTCGAGCGACGCGATGTTCACATTCCCATACGTTCCGTTACTGAGGAACCGGTAGTACCACCAGAAATAGTCGTCATCGAGCGCGATGAAATACTGATACCCGGCCTCTCGGGCTATGTCCCACAGCATGTTCCGAGCGTAGACGACGGAGGCGCGATCCGCCCAGTTGTGCCCGTCGTCGGTTCGGGCTATCGCCTCAGCCTTTGAAAAGACTACCACGTCATCCCCGAACTGCTCTATGTATTCAGGCAGGGTTGGGTCTTCGTCATCGAGCGCGTAGATGATACGACCCGTATATCCTTGCCTGCGAAGAGACTTCGTCGTCAACTGATTATCCGGCCTCCCGTGCGTGACGATCAACACGCAGGTGTCAGACCTCATCCTTTTCCTCCGCAGCCGCCCGCTCACTCATCCCGGCGTATTCCAGCATCTTCTCACTGAGTCTTACGAACCCGCCCTCGATGGCCTTCTCAAAGTCAATAATGATGAGTGCTGACTTCTCCATAAGGGATTGCGTTGGCGCATCCGCGTGTGCGTAGTACTCCGCGATGTTCCGGAAATTGAATACTGTGTGGCGGTCAGCGGCGGCATTCAGGAACGTTCGGACCTCATCTGGTAGTTCTACAGCCTCAATCTCCTTACGAAGCGTAGCGGCCTTGGTCCCGTCGTAGAGGTCAGATACAGGAGGTTCGTCTCCGTTGATTTCGTAGATCGGTGCCTTGATCTTCCGGCTGTAGTTGGCTTCCTGCTCTTCCGGGTCGAGCTCCTCCGGGTCTCCAAACAATCCTTCATCCTCTGCCACCTGAGCGAGCAATGCCTGTAGGTCCGGGTCATCTGTCCTGATATCCTCCATGAGCGAGTTCAGTATATCCTTGTCCCCTTCGGCCATCCCGGTAATTACGTCGAACACACCCAGCGCAAGTGCCTCCTTGTGGATCGGAAGGTCCACGGTGATATACGGGATCATCGAGTCTTGCCCAGCCTCCATAGCTTGTGCCAGCCTCTCATGACCGTCGATCAGGTTTCCGGTCCGGATATTCACGATCACAGGCGAGATCCACCCCAGCTCGCGGAGCGATCCACGGACAGCGTCCTTCTGCGCCTCCGGGTGCCTTCGCCAGTTCTTCGGGTTGCCCTTGAACTCGGATGCACGTTTCTCGCCGTATTCGATGATCGCGATCTCTGGACCGGTGTTCTCCGGTGCCGTCTGTTCGGGTTTCGGTGCCTTCGCCTTTGGCATAGTTCCTCCGTTGTGTGGCTTTCTGGATTCCACCCGAATATACGAACGGATCAGGCCACGTTGCATAGTCTCTATAGATCGGGTAGATTCAACGGGTGACCACATCACATATCGGAGGCCAGCATGATACCCCTGTCAATCAAGCTATCCCGTGACGATGCTCTGGATTCCATCATCATCCGTATCACTGATTCCGAAGCTTCAGGCATGAAGTATCACGCCGTCGCGGAGTGGGAAGATGGGATCAACCCCGGAGGCTCACGCGAAATGAAGACGTATGCGGATGTCGCCACGTTCGTGAACGGGTTCCTAGTCGGCTCCGGGATCGACCCCCTGAAGGGAACGACGTGCAAGCCGTGGATTGAGACAGATACCGAGTCTGTCCGTATCTCCCGGAGAGGTGTGACCGTCTCGCCCTGAACCCAGTTCCTTCCCTTCCTGTATTTGAAAATAAATCGAAAATACTTCACTTTTCTTCTTTCAACCCCTGTTTTCTTGGCTGGAATATAGTATATTCTGTATAAGAGATCAGGGGATA